TAGGGGGCGTGTGTAGGTTACGGAACGTTCTTTACTTCCGCGTTTGGCTACAACTGTTTTAACGCCGCGGTTCACATTGTTTAGATCGAATGTAGTTTCGGAACGGCCTTTAATAATTGAACCACGGGCCATACCCGATAGCGGGTAGTCCGTTGGGATCATGGAACGGGCGCTAGTAACGATTAGGTTTCCTGCGCCGCTTTGTATGTCTTTTGTTATCTGACGGCGGTACGACGGGTCAAAATCGTTTAGTTCTTTTAGTGTCTCTTGGATACCGAATACTTGTAGTTCACTTGCGACGGGCATTCTTAGCCTGCTTGTCTAACACGTGTATAACGGTTGCTATGTCGCGCGTATCTATCGGTATATGCGGCGGCCAGTAGCCCGTTACTACCAGTATTTCGGCTAGTTGGCGGGAATAGGTCCCGCTTGCGTAGGGTTTGTGGGTTCATTGTCCACCACTTCTAATAATGTAATTGTTTTGGCGTAATCGTCCATAGAAACGGGAACGGTAAGGCCCGCAAGTTTTGACGCCTCATAGGCAAAAAATGTTAGATCCTCATAGCCGATACCGTTGGCTAGGTCGGAAGCACGTTTTTTATATTTGCGTTCCCACATAATCATTATGTAAAGGTTCGTTTTTACGTCTGCGGTTTCGCCGTTGCGTTCTACTCGAATTGTTATATTCATGTCGGGGCCTTTCGGTTACGGGGTTACGTCTGCGGTGTAAACGCCGCCATGGAAAGTAATCGAAGTAGTCGATAGTTCACCTAGCGCGAAAGAATGTGGCAACTCGGCCAAGAATGCGCCCGTAAGAGTAAAACCGGGGTTTGTAGCACTATCTGTACCTACGGCAGGCTTGACAACTACGGTAGTTGCGGTGCCTACTAGATCCTTCAATGTTGCGTAAGTTTCAGACGCGGCGTATGACATATAGAGATCAAGTGTTACTTCGTGGTCGCCCAAGCCTTTAACGTACTTGTTGTCTACGTCGCCAAACGCCGTAGCGGTCAATTCTGCGTAGCGTTGTGTAAACGTTGCCGAAGTACATTGGTCCGACAGATCGACGCTATTAACGGTTACTACGGGGTTCGATAAAATGGTGCTAGTTGCCATGGTTTTTATTCCTCGGTTTCGGTTGTGGTTTTGACTTTACTAGGTTTCGGGGCTTTTGTGGGGGAACGTTCACCAATGAACCCGCCGGCTATAAGCGCGTCAATGTCTACGCCTTTCGCCTTGGCGCTTTCGGCGTCGTAAAACGCGCCTACGGTGCCTACTCGTTTGGAAAGAATTACATACATGGTCTAACTCGTTTGGGCTTGAATGTTCACGGTGAGATCATAAGCGGGTAGTTCCACGCCGCCAATTAAAGCCATAGTTGGTCGGCCTGCGGTAATGCCAACGTTAGAACCAAGCACCAAGGCCGCAAGGTTCATTAGTGATCGTTGGGCGTCAAGGTTGCCGGGGCCTAGCGTGATACAACGAATAGGGAACGTCATTTTTACAATGTTGTAGTTCCACACTTCAAACGTGGGGGCGTCAATGAATACGCATGGCGGTACTAGGTTACGGGGGTCCGTCACTACTTGAAGCCCTGTAACGGTTCCTAGTTTGGTCGCTAGGTCGTCTAGGCACTCGTTGAACAAGTCTGTAAAGGCCGCTACGGGCATTAGGCGACCTGCGGGCGGTCAATACCCAATAGTTGTTTTATGACGCCGTTAAGGCCAGTTACGGGGCCACCGCCCATGCCGTCAAAACTTGCGAAATTGTCAATAGATCCGCGTTGCCGGTACAACATTCCCCCATATTGAATAACGCCTAGCGTGACATCGCCCGACGGGGAACTAGATAAATTATCCACATACCCGGCCTCACGACGCCGGCGATATCCAAAAGCATTAGCGGCCGCCGCGCATTGGGTTAAGAAGGCAAGATCGGAAGCCGTGGCCGTTCCAATTCCGAGCCAGTCCTCGATATTTGTTGCGGTGATCCAAGTACAAACGGGCGTAATGGTTAGCGTTCCGTTTGGTATCGCTTCGGACCGTTCTAACGCGTCGCCTACGTCGTAAAAAAGTACTTGGTTCTCTATCGGAAATTGCGGGTCTAGTAATAAGTCGCCTTGGTCGTCCACGCCCGTATAAAGAAACAACGGGCAAGCGTAAACCGTGTAAGTACCGTTCAGGCCGTGACCTAACCCCGCTACCGTGATCGTGTCGCCGGGCGTAATGTCGGCGTTGGTTAGTAGTTGAACTACCGCGTAGTTGTCTAGCCGTTGGTGGTGGGTTACAGAATAAACCGCCATAGCGGATACCCGCCTTTCGGTTTAAGACTTGACTAGTTTTACGAATTTAGTAGCGTCGGCCATGAAGCCTGCGGCGTAACCCCGGAACGCAATAGTGCGGCCCAATGTGGAAGGTACGTCGATCGAGATCGCGCCTTTTTGCTGTTCGTAGAATTCGAAACCTGCGGCCGCGCCTGCGGCGTGTCCGATAATGCCTGACAAGTTACCGCTAGCCGTTCCGCCTGCCATGTTCTTATCGACTACCAAGGTAAGGCCCAACGGGTTTCCGTTCCAAGAGTTAGCGGCTTGTGTTCCGCTTGCGTTCATTGGCCCAACTGTTGGGAATACCGGACGGCCGGTCGTGTCCACCAACATTCCCAATTTCGCCCATGTTACGGGGTTCATTACCCAATGGGTAGGAAGGTAGTTAGACGTAGACGAAATCTGATATGCGGCACCGTAGATCGCTTCGATCCAGTCGGCAGGGGCCGACAAGTCTACGACGGTTTCGGTTTGTGTTGTGCCTGAGGTAAGCAAGTCCACGGCGTAGTTATCGGTTGCTTGGCCGTAGGCGATAGCCAACTGGTCAAGAATAATCGAGATAGACGCGGGATCACTCCAATCAAGATCCTGTTCGGAGACGGTCACATATGTACCAAATGTAAGTTTAGAAATGTCGTTATTTGACACGGTGACGGTTGAAGGGTCAAGCGCGTTTAACTGGCCTGTTGGCTGTTCCGTTACGACGGGGCGTACTGTAATTTTTGGGCGGCGGAATGTTGCGCCGGCTGTCGGAAGCGCCCTAGTCCCAATGGCTGTAACAAAAGGCCTGATCGGGTTAAGCGAGTCGTACACGCTGCCGGTAATAATTTCGGGCAGGATACCGGGGGTATCGGCTGTGGTGATATTTGGCGCGGCGGCGCTAATACGTGCGTTCATTTCTGAAAATGCGGTAGCACCTGCGGCGAATGCCACCATGTATTCGGTAGGTGACGGCAATTTAACGCCTGTCGATACTTTCGCCCACAACGGGGTAACGGGTGTGCTTGCCTCAATGTTTACGGCGTTTTCGGTGACTTCGGACATGGTTTCGGTTTCCTCTACTTCGGATACTTCGGTGGTTTCGTCGGCGTCGGGTTCCGTCTGATTACTATTATTACCACTTTGGGCGGCTATTTGGTGGATACGGCTATCGGAAAATGCGGGCATGGGAACTACGGATAGTTCGGCCCATGTAGCGGCCGTAACTTCCATGGTTCCGTTTTCGTCGTAGGACCACGCAGTAGGCGTTGCGCCAACGCTTACGCCAGTTAGTACGCCGTCCATGGCTAACGTCAAGGCTTCACGGCCGTTAGCGGTGTCACTAATGCGAGCCTCGAAGTACATACCGTCGGACATTTCTACGCGGGCGGTTACAACGCCGATCGGGCGTGTGTTGTCGTGGTATTGAAGTAGGACGGGCGCTTGGCCTTCGGTTGGCATTGAACCCGGCATAAAGCGAACCGTTGTACCGTCCGAAGTTGTGGCGTCTACGCCGTACGGGACGGCAAGGCCCATAATCGTGCGCTTCGGGGTGCCGTCGGGCGCGGCGGCGTCAATAGTGATCGGTGAAGGTTGGAACTTAATCATTGGGTTAATCCTCGTTTATTTCGTTTGTTTGGTTTGGTGTCGGGCTTACTGTTTCCTCGACGTATACGCCTTCGGTGTTCATTTCCTCTAAATAACTTTCGACGTCTAGGCATACATAGGTACCGTTTGGTAGCACGTTATTAGCCGAAAGTGTTTGGTTAAAAACCTCTATGTAATTTTTGGCCGCAAACAAATATAGATCTTGTTTGGCTTGCGAAGCGTTTTGGTAGGTGTACCCGCCTACGTCAATTCCGAGTAAGTACGCGGGTACGTTCGCATAACGTGAAAGTTCTTTTGCTTGAAATTCTCGCGACTCAACTAAAAGCATTTTATCCGGTGTTGCCGTGGTCGCTTCGTAATCTAGTTCTTGTGAGATAAAAGCGGTTTGGTTTGTCGCTCTTGCTTCGTTGAAGGCTTGGGCCATATCGCGCATTTCTTGTGCGGTCAATGGTTCCCCGGACTTTTGTTTAAGAACGCCTGCGGGAATGGCCGACGCGGCGTTACGCCATGCGGCGTCCTCTAAACGAATAGCGGTATTTATTGGGCCTTGTGCCATGTATAACAAACCCTGTATAGGGCTTAGAAACTGAATTACATCGTTTGCTTCTAGTTGTAAACCACTAAACAAAAGTTGGTTAGACGGTCCGAACCACACCGGGCCCGCCTGATCCTGACTAGTGACCATCGCGGCCGGTAAACGGGTATAGGTCGCGGGGTAGCCGTCGGCCGTCCGGCTTTGAACATGCCAGAAGGCCCGGCCGTAGTGAAAAAGATCGTCAAATGTCCACGCCATAATAAAGTTATTAGTTACGGTTGGGTCTAAACGTTCGGCCCATGAACGCGGGGCAATATAGACGCGTTCCATTTCCTCACCGTTCCATTGTTTACGGTAAAACTTAAACCCAATGGTGGCCACGATAGAAGCGATTAGGTCCCGTGATCGTGAAATAGCCGGGACGCCCATAGCGCGTTGGCGGGCGTTGCCGTCAATGTAGGCGTAGAAGTTACCAATTTGGGACGCGCCCGCATTAGATCCATAACCGATAGCGGCCTTCGTTGCGGGTTCCTCGCTTACCGCCATTTGTGCGGAACGATTACGGGTAAACAATGCCATAGCGGAATGATACGCCTTTTCTAGTTAAGAGTGGGGGAACGCCCGCCGTCGGAATGTCCCCGACGAACCGCCAACGACGGACGCCACATACACACTAACGCCCCACGATAACGATAGACGGTTTCCCCGTGTGCGCGGGTCGAGACGCTAACGCAACGGCAAAAACCATACATCGGGCTAATTCGATCGGACCGGGTGACCTAGCACTTGAAAGCGCGACGGTGCCCAAGTGTTTAACCATTGTTGCGCGTTCGACGTGTTCCATAAGTAACAACGATCCACTATGGGCTATACGGCCTTCGGTAATCATTGAACGAACGGGCGCGGTCCACTTGCCTAACTCGCGGTAGCCAACGATCGTACGGCGCGCTTCCCATTTAGGGGGGCAAGATATTTCCAAACTAGGAGGCAACGCCAAGCGTAGAGAATGGGTGGTACTTAG